TTCTATTTCGCGCTGATCTTTATCATCTGGCTGGCCGTTGTTAAAGTTGATCAACATGTTGGCCATAAAACCGTTTTGTATGTTGTTAATGTGGTAATTGGCCACCTCTTGCTCCACAACACAATAAGGCAGGCAACCTTGGTAATCAACAGGCGCGAAATAAAAATAACCTGTGGAATAAGGCTTCACGTAAAGTATTTCATTTAGCTCTGTTTTCGATCCCTCTCCGTATGCTGGTAAGCGCTCTGGCTTATCGTGCGGTTTTACGTTTTTCCAGTCTGGCGCGTAATAGTATGCTTTTATTTTCCCTTCTTCGTCTGCAATTTCAGGGCGTAGTGTCTCAACGGGATAGTGCTCAATTCGCTGCACCTTTGTTTTTCCCCTGTTATACACTACTTGAAAGCTACACTGGCCAGCTATTTTCAGGTCCAGTATCGCCTTTCTAAGGCAGTCCGGCTTAAGCATCGTTTGCAGCTGCGCCCACTGGTTTACTTTGCTCACCTTGTCGCTTGCATCAAGCCCTGCGCCGTATATCTGTCGGCTGATTCCGTTTATTACTGCATTGTTGGTCGGCGATCCATTAAACTGCTCTATTAGGTAGTTAAAATAGTCGTTTTCTTCGCCTATCTCTACCCATTGCTTGCGTTTATTCTCCTTTATTTCGGGGCGTGTGTAGCCGCTTAATTCGATTACCTTAACGCTCATGCAAACTTGTATTTATTCGTTGTTGTGTGTTGTTTATAGTCGCCCTCTTGAATCTTGTATGCGTCCGTATCTTGATCAGTTAAAAAGATAAGATCGCGATAAATCTCGCCAGAGCTATCAGCAAGCGAAAAATAAAAACGCTGCCCCTCCTGAAAAGTGATCATTGGCGAAAGATCAACAGACAAATAATTACCATCCACCGTAGCGCTGACTGAAGAACTTACAGACCCTTTACTATCTTCATTGCGAAGGGTAGCTGTAACCGTAGTGCTGTATCGTCTCGGAATTATTTTCACCGTCTGACTGGCGCTGGTAACTATCTGCATACCTAATTAACCAAAATCTTCAATTTTGTACCAATTAAACAAGCCCATAAAAAAAAACCCCGCTGCAATTAAGCAGCGAGGCAAAACAAACACAACAGAATGTTATCTACGGAGTACCGCTCGGGTCAGTTTGCGTGCCCGCGGTTGGGGTTGCGTTGGTCATTCCAGCAAAAGGATCACCAGCTACAGCTTCTTCCAAAAAGTTTGCAGGTAGCTCTTCCTGTCCTTCCAAGGTAAGCGTATAACCGCTAAGATCGCCCATGGCGCCTCCCGTTACAACGCTTCCGCCTGTTACTTCGCAGCCGCGGTTAAGTCCAGCTACAAAAGCATTACCATTGCGATCCTCTATGATTACGTGAGGACGACCAAATGCAATAAGCTTGAGCTCTTTGTGCATTTTTTTGGTGAGCTTTTTAAGGGTCAAATTAACCGTTTGCGTGAAAAAGGTTGTACCATTATCACGACTGGAATTGATCGCTTCTTCGTAGGTCGTAGCGGAAGACTTTACATCGTACTTGTAGTAGTCAAAGGTGCCATCAAAATCGGTAATTTCATCATCTGTACCAATCGTGGGCTCACCCAACATACCAAAGTCTACAAAGTAGATGGCATCTATTCCGCCTACACTTTCTTTACAGGGCTCCGTGCGCCCCATTGTTAAATCACAAGCCATATTCACAAAATTAAAAAAGGGCGAGCGGATTGGCACCACCCGCCCTTTAAGGGTTACTAAAAATTAGTTATCAATTAGCGGAATTGCTGATTCCGTAGGTTACGATGTCCTCGATGTTTGCATACTGGACACCAGCGGTGTACCGCATGATGAAGCGTACATTCTGACTTCCATCCAGATCGGCCATGTCGAGAAGCTTTACTTCGTTATGATCTTGCAAAAGACCAGTTCCGAAATAAAGATTGTCGCGAGTAGTGGCGATCATTACGTTGTCGGAAAGTCCGTTGGCAACAAACAAGCGAACACCATCGAAGGCCAGATCGCCGCCGTTGTACCAAAGCGTTCCGCGTCCGCCTACACCGTTAGCGCCCAGACCATCTGCAGCAAATCCACCCAGCGCACGTACGTAAGCACGGGCTACGTTTTGGGGAATGTAGATGAACAGGTCCTCCCGTCCGTACAGGGCAGAAGGAATTGCATCTACAACCTTGCCCAGCTCGTCGATTACGTTGCTGGCATCTATAGTAGTGCCGGAAATCTCCTGTGCAGTAGGCAGGTTAGCGTCGGCGGCCAGCTCGGTTGTAAAACCGTCAAACTCTCCGCTGTTTCCGCTGTCGCCAGCCCAGATGTCTTGCTCGGTTTTCTCGGCCACTTTAGCCGCGATACGAGCGATCATAAAATCGCTCAATTTGGGCGGCAGGTTATCGTGAGCAGAAAAGCCCATCTGGACCGCTTCCCAATCGCTCTGGAAGTCATCTTTACATACTTCCAAATTCACTTGCAATTCTTTAGGTTGCAAGATGCGCTCGGTAAGCGCTACGGTGCCCGTAGGTGTAAAATCGCAGGAAGCATCAGCGACAAGGCTGGAAAGCTTCTGACGCTTTAGCACCTCTTTAAATTTTACATTTTGTTTTACCTCGATGCCGCCTTGGGCAATCGTGTTGCCAGCAAGCAAAGCAGGGCCTACGTAGCGGCCTGCAAATTCACCGGCATAAGTGGTGGTTACGTTAGTGGTAGTTGCCATTTCTATTTAGAGTTAAAGTTTAACATTTCAAGCACCCGATCCTCTGTGTTTTGCGGGCGTTTTTGGGCAAAGCGATAGCCTTTAGCTTCACTTCCTTTTTCCGGCGAATGTTTCACCGACGGGGTGGCCGCTTCGCTTAGTTCCTGCTTTTCTTTTTCGACCTTAGAAAGCTTTGTTTCCAGCTCATCCTTAGACTTTGAAAGTTCAGATTTTTGGCTCTCCAGCTCGTCTTTCTGCTTTTGTAGCTCGGACTTTTCGGCAGCCATTTGTTCTTTTTCTTTCTCCATCATCTCTACCCGCTTTTCAAGATCGGCAAGCTTTTCTTTCATCTCGCCCATCTCTTTTTCGGAATACTTCAATTCTTCATCGCTTTCGGGTTCTTTAATTTCGGCAATCTTTCCTTCTTCTTCGACTACCAAAATTTGACCGCCTTCCAAGGTGTGTTCACCAACGGGGGCGGGGATCTCTTCCTCTTCAGTTATAACGAATACATCGTTGCCAGCCTCAAAGGATTCAGCGCGGACGGTCGTTCCGTCCTCCAGTTTCGCCGTAGCCAGCTCTACTTTCTCTCCAGAAAGCATTGCGTAAATACGGTCAAGGGTTTTCTTTGCATCCATATTTAATAAACGTATTTAGGGTTAATTGTTAGATTTTTCAATTTCTTTGACCTTCTTTTCGGCCCAATTAAGTGCACTTTTGCCGCCCCATAATAGATATGAAATAGTGCCGCAGGCCTCCGTATCGTTTGGATCATAAAACTCCTTGGCACGGCTTAGATAGCTTGCCATTCTTTTAATAGTCTCAAGACTTAAAGGCTCTCCATTTGCCAGCTGTTGGGCGCGTATCTTGCCTACGCGCGTTGCGCACTTGTTGTTAATTTTTTCGTTAAGCTCAATGCCCCTTTTTGCGTTGTTGGATACAGATTGGGGATAGTCGTTGTAGCTTTCCATCTCGATGCGCTCGCCGGACTTTGTGCGGTCATCTTTTTTGATCATGGATCGTATCTTGGCCAGCATATCCTTTGCCTCTTCTTCGAGTATTTGATCTTGCGCGGCCAATAAGTTTTGGCTAAACTTTCCCTCAATGGAAAAGCCATTAACCTTCCCTGTTTTTACAAAGTCGCTCCATATCTGCTCGTTGTACACCTTCGCAGATACCATCCACGTACCGACCGGCACGTCTATGTTGTAATAAGCTGCTTTGTCTTTTTTAGGGTCATCAACAATCCAAGATTCGATAACACACACCCCATCCACATCAGGGCCATGCTCCAGCGTGCTGTTTGACTGATAACCGCGTTTTAAAAAGGCCTGCGCTACACGTTTAACCGTGTCCTTAGAAAAGTAGATATAATACTCTTCTTCCTCTTCGCGTCGGTAAATCATTTTGTCGGGGATGAGCGCCGGACCCATCAGGATGCGCTGCTCCTCACTTACCGTTTTAAGCTGCACATCTTTTTTAGAAAGCGCTATAAAATCACTTTCAATAGCTGGTTCCGAAACTAAAGAAATAGCATCCACTCCAGCCTCTAAATCTTCCTCCAGAAGTACAAGTTCACGTACGTCCATGTCTAATTAACCTTTGTTTGGTTTTTTGTTTCAATTTTATCCGGCCAGCTTGGCGTTGGAAACTCTATTCCGATCCGCTTCCTGCTGGGTACTTACGTCCTTTCCTACTACGTAAGCGCGGGTAGGCTGATTAACGCCCTGACTAACGTCCCCAAGTAGCTGATTTTGTTGTGCTCCTTGCACTACGTTAAAGTTGGGAGAAGTAGCTGCGCTTGCGGCTTGCGACGCCGCAGGTGTAGATGAACTTGCGGCGGAAGGGCTGCCGGATGATCCTTTCCCCATCGGGTCCGTTTGTTGAATTGATCTTATTTGAGCTATCCCAGAGGCTACTGCGGCGGCGGCAGCTATAGGAGCAAGTACAGGACCTACAACAGGCACGCCTACTACTGACTTGTAAGCATTAAGAGCGCTTTCAGCTGTGCTTATAGTAGCTTGTGCAATAGCTATTCCCTTAGCTAATTTTGAACCCTCCTCTGCAAACCCAGATAAAGCACCCAAAGTGGACTGCGCTACATTGATCGTTGCCTGCCGCTTCTGCTCTTCAAGTTTTATTTTAGCTTCTGTTTCTTTTATGTTTATATCCTTAACCTCCGCTGCACGGGCCTTTTCTAATTTAGTGGTGTCGCGTCCTGCTTTTTCAGCTGCTTTAATAGCTGCATCATATTTTTCTTTTACCGCCTGCCGCTCAATTTCAAACTGATTTTTATTGCGATTTGTAAACTTCTTCTCGAGCTCTAAAACTTTCTCTAAGCTTTTTCTTTTATCTTCCTCTCGTTCTTTGTTTATGTTTTTTAAATCATCCGTATAAGCGTTTTCCGCCTTTTTAAGCAATCGCTTTTTCTCTTTCTCATCTTTTACCGTCCGATCTATTAACTGCTTGCGATTTTCGTACCGCTGCTTAGCTTCTTCTTTTGCCAGCTCTGTTTCTGTCTTTCCTATCTTGCGAAGCTCTTGTAAGTTTGCACGGCGCTCATCCCGCAGGGCTTGTTCATTAGTGAGCTGCTCGGACTTCTGCGAATTGATCCGCTCTTCTACCTCCGTGACGCCGTTTAAAGCCTCCTGTAATTTAGCCTTGGCGTCTACGTTTTCTGGATTCATTTTGAGTTCCTCACGTGCTACGGCCACTCGTTTTTCAGCAAGCGAAAGTTCCTTCTCGGCCTGCTCTTCCAATATTTTACC